TGGAGAGAGAGAGTCTTCTGCATATCCTTGCTTACCTTCAGCACTCGATAACCGCTCTCTCTCTCTTAACGGGAGTTCAAACTCCCGTTCCGAATTTTTAAGTTACACATAAAAAAGGGAGAATCAACCCTACAACATGCAATGATGCGTGTTGCACTTAATTAAGGTTCATGCGGATTGACTCTCCCTGTATGCTACGACCTCACACTAATTCTAAGACGACACCATCCGATGCTTCGAATGAATCACTGGTCAAGCAGTCAAAGCGTAATGTCTCAAGAGTATCAAGTATGCTACCATGAGCGTAACCCTGCTCATAGAACTTCTGATACTGCTCTGCTTTGACTAATGAATGTGACTCGAAGATTGGATTCCCACCATCTTCCATAACTATGTACTGAGTAATAGTATCTGGAAATGGGGTATATTCGTTTATGAGGTCTACTGCTACTATGTATGTTATCATACCAGTCTCCTTTATTTAGTTTATATGAGGAATGAGTGCGTTAACACTCCAAAAAAAAGGGAGTAGCATAACACTACTCCCCGTACATCTCTCACTTATGCCAGATAGGATTAACATTTACCAGCTCTCTGGCTTCTTGAATGATATCAAACAGCTCTAATAATTGTCCAATATATTCTCGAACTTTATTCTCTTCGTGCCAATTATCATTGTTACCATCCATTGACATGGTGGAATTATGAATCAACCATCCGTAATGTTCTATATCTCTCATATCCTCTTCTGTTGCAAACATATCAGCTGGCGGGATATGATTCGCCAGTCTATATATATGTTGCGCCTCCACCTCCATTCTATGTACACATTGCTCCTTCTTCTTATACACTGGATTACGTAGTCTGAAGTGTGAGGATTTCTCAACGAGATTACTAACGTGATGTTTGATGCAAGGTATGATACGGTGTCGTAGATTCATAGTATACTCCTTTTTGTTTAGTTAGCGTTTTGTTAACATACTAAAAAAAAGGGAGTAGTATCACTCCCTAATCCACCAATACCATATGCCAAGAGCAAAGTGTACTGGAAACATAACAAGACCATAGAACCACAAAGCAAGACCTAATGCTAAGTGCTTTAGTCCTTTGCTATTAAACCACATATCAATTAATGCAAGATTAACATTTACCAATACTTCTGCTACATTCTTCATAATACCACTCCTTTATTTAGTTGAACTACGATGTATTAAACGTATGGATTCCTCAGTCTGATATAAGCAAGAGACTGTCTCTGCTCCTTGCTACTCTGCTCTCACTTATACCAGATAGAGGACACTCGATAAATACCCGCTACTAGGACGAGTCTTAGGCACTTAGCACTTTATCGCTATGCTAAGCAAAGGGGTCTATCGGTCTCCCTGCCGTACCATCCATTAGGGGGTCTGCTTTACCCACCCTCCTGACAGGGGCTCGCCGCTAGGCGAGGGGCTGGCGAGCTGGTGGTCATGGGCGGGGGCGTAGCCTGATGACGTAGTCATCAATGGACGCAAACTCAACGAATGGTTTCAACCTAATAAGACATCGAACCCCCCAATTGAATGGGGGTAGGTTCTTGTTTAACCTCACACTCCCATTCTTGATATATTTTCAGAATCTGGTACCTGTACAAAAGTATTGCAAAGTATAGCGAGTTAAAGTTAAACTTGAGCATGAGTAAAGTAGAGTATGAAATATATGATCCTTTATTAGACACATGGGTGTTAAGATCCATGTCTTTAGATGATTTTAATAAAATTATATCTGAAATACAAGGCGCCAACGATATATATGAGGCAGAGCATAAGATAGCTGTAAGGATTATAGAGGGTATCTTAAACAAACCAAAAGTGGAGAGTATGGATTAAGAATAGTATTATATATAGTGTTATAGTATTATGAATACATATGCGATATACATAGAGGTGTATCTTAATAAGTATAGTATTATACATAGTATGTAATGGAGACAATTCAGAGACCTCGGGGTAAGTTCACTGGTACTTGGACTGTTTACACTAAAGATGAAGCAGACGAGCAAGGAATTGTCTATAAGCATTGGAGCAAGGCGAATCCTGGGGAAATGGCTCTTTCTGATGATGGATATGTAGGAGAATGTCTCTTTAGAAAGGAGCACAAAGACAAGAGAAACAGGGTAAGAATTATTATAAAGACCTGTTATGGAGTACAGTGGTATCCTGGTTCTTCAAAGCTGCTATTTGAGCCGAACAGGGCTGCACACAGCTATTGTTACATAAAACCTCGTGACTGGGCTGAGCAGGAGATGAACAAGACACGCACCAAAACCACTGTAATGGCGTATGTAACACAGCTTTTGAGTAACAATCAGATAGATTGGGATCTTTTAGGCCGTATATACAGACCTGATCAGTTAATACCAAGAGCCACTGTAAGGAGATTATTCAAGGAGGAGCGAATAATGGAAATGGTAGAAGAGAAGCTAAAGGAAGTTTTATCAAAGAATGGCGTTAATCAGGACTATGTGATCAAAACTGTCCTAGAGGCAATAGACATTGCTAGGGGAAAAGGCGATGTGAGCGGTATTCTTCGAGCTACCGAAAATTTTATGGATCTATTAGAGATGAAACCCTCTAAGAAAGTCATTACCGATACTATTGAGATCGATATGACTAGACAGATAGCCGATAAAATAGCGACAGAGGAGAATAAGCTAAAACTTGGACAGCGAGTCGAGCAGAATGAGCCAAAACAACCTTGACGCATTATATAACGGTACCGATACGTTGTCAATAGCTCTTGCACAGTTAGAAATAGCACTTTCTGCACTAGAAAGGATTGCAACTTCTGATGAAAACCTTCCTTTCTGGCTAAATAGGCTGGCAGAAAGCGCATTATCACGAATTGACGGTGTTCAGACTTCTTCAACATTAGATGACTACTAAAATGCGTTATCCAGGCCCCGATGCCAGCTGGTGGAAGATGGTTAAGTACCTTATTTACCTCGAACCAGACTTTAAGACACTTATAAACGTATTATTCAAGATGACATGGAAGAAGATAAAAGAGCTATTCTACAGAAACTAGAGAACGACATGGTGCTTTTTGGTAGGATCACAGTGCCTAACATGTTTGTAGCTCCTTCTCCGAAATTTCACTATGAAATAGCCGATGTTCTTATGGATAAAAGTAACGTTCAGGTAAATATCATAGCTCCTAGGGGTCATGCGAAAAGCTCCATCGTTGGGGGGATATTCCCACTTTATCATCTGCTATTCGATAAAGGGAAAAAACTTATAGTTCTTGTCAGTAGGACACAAGACCACGCTGTAAAACTTCTAGGAACACTAAAAGACACATTTGACTATTCTAAGGAGTTCAGGTCTCTCTTTGGCTATTGGGGAATGCATTCAGCAAAGATATGGACTAGAGCTGAGGTAGAGCTAAAAGATGGCTCAGTTATTGTCTGTAAGGGTACAGGACAGCAATTAAGGGGAATAAAGGTCGGTAACCAGCGTCCTACCTTAATTATCGTAGACGATCCTGAAGATGAGAACAACACTAAGACTGCAGAAGCGATGGAACAGAATCTTAGGTGGCTCTTACAGTCAGCAGTTCCATCTTTAGACCCTTCTAAAGGAAGAATAGCTATTATTGGAACCCCCCAGCATCAGAGATGTATGGTTGAAACTCTTAAAGAGATGAATGGATGGACTAATATGCATTTTGCCCCTGATCTTGACAAAGGAATTGCATTATGGGAAGAATGGCACCCAATAGAGAAGCTAAAAAAGAAGAAAGATGAATTAGCCTCTATTAATCGTGTGTCTGTCTTTTATAGAGAATACCTATGTCAGATAGTAGGTGATGAAGATCAGCTCTTCAAAGAAGAGTATCTTCAGTACTATGATGCTGAATTCTTCCTGGATGCTGAGAATAAGGCATTCATGAGGTTTGCTGACGATGAGGATAGGCCTGTTAATGTCTTTATGGGTGTAGACCCAGCCTCATCTACTCGTAGAACAGCAGATTATTCGACAATAGTCGCTGTAGCTATCGATAATAGTAACAATAGGTATGTTTTGCCTTACTACCGTAAACGTGCTACTCCCCTAGATTTAGCGGAATCCATCATAGATTACTACAATACCTATAAACCTCAGAAGACTAGGATCGAATCAGTTGGCTATCAGGAGATGCTTAGGGAATATCTGAGAAGACGATGCGATGAAGAAGGGCTGTTTATACCAGGATTGGAAATTAAGGAGCGACCTAGGACTGCAAAAAGCTACAGATTAGAAACCATGCAGCCGTTTATGGCTCAGAAGAAGCTATATATACAAAAAGACATGCAGGAGCTAAAAGATGAGCTCTTATTGTATCCCAGAGGTAGAAATGACGATTTACTAGATGGTCTGTACTATGCTACTAAAAATGTCTATTCTCCCTATCACACCGAAATATCTGAGGAAAAGGTCAAAATTATCCGTAAAAAGAAGGAACGTACTTCAGATTGGCTCATTGCATGAAACTTTATCAATATTTATGCGTAAAATTGCATGTTCATGAACCTTAATTATATGGAGTGTTATGCCAGCTAAAGATCCATCTGTACAATTAACACAAGATTTACTACAGGAATACTCTTCGGCTCGTTCTGCGTGGTTTAAACAGGCTTCGGAGGATAATGAATTTCGTGCTGGCAAGCAATGGTCTACTAAACAAGTTAATTCTCTTAGAGACCGCAATCAAGAGCCTGTAGTGGTCAATGTTATCCTTCCAGCAGTAGAGCAGGCAAAAGCCCTTCTAACTGCGAATAAACCACGTTTCCAGGCTACTGCACGTGAAAATTCCGATATTAAGACTGCAAAGGCCTTTTCTGATCTTATGACCTATATTTGGGACAACTCTGGCGGTAATATGGAATTAAAGCAGGCAATAGACGATTATTATGTCAAAGGCATGGGGGCTCTAATGGCTTATTACGATCCTCATGAAGATTTTGGTAAGGGTGAAATATTCCTACGTTCTATTAATCCTTTTGATCTATATCTAGATCCTAGCTGTAAAAGTCCTTTTGCAAGTGATTCTACACATATGATTGTAGCTAAACGTATAATGCGTTCTCAGCTTAAGAATCTTTATCCAGATTATGCAGACATCATAGATAGAGCCCAAGAGACTAGTTATATAGCTGGCTCCTCTACCTCGCGGTTTGGGCTCTTTGATGAACAGTTATCACCACAGGAGATCTCTCAAAGACAGCGTGTTGCTGATAATGACGTAGAATTAGAGGTTATGGATAGATATACTAAAATTAAAAAACCTCTCTGGCATTGCTATGATCCATATAGCAATGAAGAGAAAATACTTACAGATAGACAATATGAGGCTTATTTAGAAGAGCCCGCCTTTATTGTCACTACTCCTGATGGGAAAGAAGAGATTGTTACTGAAAAGAATCAAGTAGCATCCCTTTTAGGTATTTATGACTCTATGGGTATGGTCTTTCATACTGAAATGGATGAAGCATCTGGACAACAGTTAACATTACCTGGTGAGGATCCAAATGGCCAAACAACTGTTTCTATACAGGGGATCACTAAGAAAATGCTCGAAAAACGCAAGGAGATCGTCTGCAATAATGTACTGCTCAATAGGATAGTACACATGCTGTGTGTTGGCGATGAGCGTCTATATGAACATGAACTTCCTGTTGATACATATCCAATAGTTACGCTTATGAATGGTTTCCATAGAAATCCCTATCCGCAAAGCGATGTTCGTATAGTCAAGGGACTACAAGAATATATTAATAAAATACGTTCTCTTATTGTAGCACATGCGTCTAGTTCTACGAATGTTAAGCTTCTTATACCTAGAGGATCCATGGATAAACAAAGATTGGAAGAAGAATGGGCTAGAGCGGGTACTGCTGTCATTGAATTTGATCCAGAACTTGGCCAACCTATCGTAGCAGGCCCTGTTCCCCTCCCTAATGAACTTTATAAGAATGAGGCAGATGCAAAGGCAGATGTTGAACGAATTCTTGGTA